GCAACACCCGTAACGTCTAACGTTCCAGGAACATCAACGTTGCTAGTAAATTCAACGCCACTGCCACCAGAATCAGTCTGCAACAGTTGACGCGCAGTACCGTTTGCAAGCTTGCTAACTGCAATCTCTGCTGTTGAACTAATGTCTGCGTCTGCAATCGTTGCGTTCGCAATCATCGTGCTAGTAACCGTCCCAGTATCACCAGTGGTTACGACGTTGCCTGTAACATCAGGGAACGTAATCGTGCGATCAGCAGTCGGATTAGTGACCGTAATTGTAGTTTCGTTTCCATCATCTGATGAGCCCTCAAACGCTAATACAGCGTTCTGACCCAGTAATACCGTTCCAGTGAATGTGGGACTAGCAGCACCAATTTTTTCGGTGTCTAGTTCTTGAATTGCAGCCTGGACATTGGTTGCTGCAATGCCACCAACTGGAACTACTGAAATGTTTGCAGCAGTCTGTCCAGCGATAGCATTAGAAACATCAATCAATGAAAACGTTGACCCTGTGCCCAAACTCACGAGCATGTCAGGTGGGGCTAATGCAACAGCAGGCGCATTGCCTGAACCTGTGCCTGAAGTATCGACAACAACGTAGAAATTAAGGTTGGTACTAGCCGGTGCAGGCAGCGCCGCTCCAGCTGTAAACCCAGCTGCAGAGCCTTGTGTTGTGACGCTAGTTAGCTGATTGGTATTAGCGTTATACGTTCCGGCATTAACAAGGTTGCCGCTAATAACTGTAATTGGCTGGAAAGATTGTCCCGTAAAAATATAAAGATCGCCGTCAGTTGACTCGTCGAAAAAGAACTGTCCCTTAAAATCACCATCAGGGAAGGTAACAATGTTATCGGTTGCACCAGCGCCGCCAAACTTGACAGTTGATTGATCAGCTAATTTGGCTGCTGTAATTGCATCTGACGCAATCCTGTCTGCAGGCAGCGTTCCACTTGTAATCTGCGATGCTGCAAGATTTGGAACGTCAGAAGCAGCTAAAGTTGCTCCAGTAGAAACAACACCTTGTGCCGTAACGGTCACCTTTGTATAGGTGCCAGGCGTCACAGTATTGGTAATACCTAGGTTTCCACTGCCATCAACTGAAAGTCCCGCACCAGGAATAACAGCACCTTTTGCTGAGCTGGTTGCAGCAGGCAGATCGGCAGAAGTTATTGCACGACCGCCAGTAATTAAACCCTTTGCGTTGTAGGTAACAACGTGATGCGTTGAACTGGCAGTTACATCGTTATCAACCTCAATAGTGTTGGAATCCATGCGGAGTCCTTCACCATTGACAACCACACCGCCTTTGGCGCTGCTAGTTGCGACAGGAATGTCGCTGCCGTCGATTGCTCGATATTCAACCGCACCACCAGCACTGGTAGGACCAGCTAGAAACTGGTTTGCTGCAGACGTGTTGTTAATGACTGCTGCAATCGTGACTGCACCGCTTGTCGTAGTAGTGGTGATGTCAATGACGCCAACAGTGCTACCGGCAACGCTGTTGATTGAACCAGGAGATTTAAGGCTTAGCCATGCACTACCATTCCAGCAAAATAGTTCGTTTGTTCCGGTGTCAACCGCGAGCTGCCCTGTAAAAACACCAGAGGTAGGCAGCGATGTAACTAGATCAACGGTTGATTCATTGCCGAGCTTTGCAGCCGTAATCGCGTCGTCCGCAATTTTTGCTGTTGTGACTCCCGTAGTAGAAGATGTTGAATCGGCTAGTTTTGCTCCGGCAATGTCGCCATCGGCAAATACAATCTTTGCGCCAGGGATCGTTGCATCACTAATGACTGTGACGCCATTAGCGATCAAGTCACCAACAGTCAGCTTTTTGGTTTCACTGGCGCCGGTATCGACAACAGCAACTAGATCACCCGCCTCTAGAGTCGAGCCAGTAAGCGCATTAAGCTCACTAATTTTTAGATCAGCCATGGGCGGCTAGCTCCGGGTTAAACGTCCTGCTGTAACAGCAGTTTAGCGCCGCTGTCTTGATCCAAGCGTATGTCACCAGAGTCCTCCTGCAACAGAGCGTCTGGCGTCTCTAGCTTCATTCTTAGCTGTATTTCGCCAGTGGTAACAAAGTCAGCTGTAATTTGAACAGTGCTATCCGGTGAAAACTGTATGGCTGCCGCTGTAATTACACCTTCGACGTTCCACCAAATCTCGTCGTCATTTCGTTCGCTAACGCCGCTTGGATTGTAGCCAGATTTCTTAATGTAAAATCGGCCTGAAAAATTACTGCCAACCTTTGTTCGATGCGCTAGCTCAAATAAATACATTGGTAACTCGTTAGCCGTATCGCCTGTGTATTCCCAAAACGCACTGATGCGACCAGAACCAGAAATTAACGTATTGACTCTGGAACGAAACTCATCAGCCAACACCGTTGTGTCAACTGTTTCGCGCTCAGTATTGATCTCAAAACTGTTAACCTGCGCTAACAATTTAGGCGCAGCACTTTCAACTTTTACTTTGATTGGAATAGCATTGCCAGGCGTTGCCAAAGCAACAGCGTTTGCTTTGCCACCACTGACCGCATGGGCAAAACTGTTGTAAAGCCTGATGCCGTCTAGCTCATCAACAAAAATAAATTTCTTAACGCTTGGATTTGTGTAGCTGTTGATAAAATCAAGACCGCTGCCGTCTGTGCTTGTTATTTCAATTTGATCGCCTGTTAACAACTGACCATGTTCAAAATTAAAACTAAATCGTTTTTCCGTTGCGTTAACGTCATCAACACCGATTGTTGACTGCAGCTCGCTGCCATTGAAGACACGCCTCAGCTCAATTTCACCGTGCGTTCCAAGATAAACAGTCATTAAATTGACACCACATCTAGTTGGCCCGTGGCTTGAAAAGCAATCTCAGCGCGAACAATGTCGCCTGTTGACGCTCCAATCGAAGCACTGGTAATATACGCCGTTAGTTGAATATCGTTATTAATTTCTCCATCAATCCAACGAAAAGTTAATTCAACAGTATCGCTACTGCTAACACCATCAGGACCAGTTTTGTAAAGCTTGTTAAGGATGCTTGTAGTATTGCGGCTGCCGTCATCTTCTTTGTAATACAGCAACGTTGCACTGCCGCTATAGCCCACCACTCCGGGAGAATAAACACGAATATGCTCGTTTAACGTTGTTGTCTCAAGTGTTTCTAAATTTGCAGACAGCTGAAAATTAACGACCTTGGCAAGGGTCGTTCCACCGACTTGCAATACCCCATCTCTGCCGGAGTAGACCTTTGCCATCAGATCACGCCAATCAGATTCACTGTAACAGTGCTCACCCCAGGTCGCACCTGAACAACCTGTGGCGGCCCCTCATATCTGTATTCAGCCGTGTTGCCAGAGTTAACAGCGGTTGTTGTTGCAGCAGGCGTATTGGCTGCACCCCCCATTCCAGAGTGAACACTGCAGTAGTAGTACAACGGTGGAGCGTCTTTTGCTACCAGAATTCTGGTGTAGGAACCTGCTTGGCCAGGCGTGCCAAATGTCGTCACCCCCGTGGTGTATTCCGTTCCACCGCCATGTGTTCCGTTACTGGTTTCAGAAAACCGCAGTGGATGGCCTGCGTTGGAAGCGTTCTGCTGGTTGAACAGATGAACGGTGCCTTCAGTTAGCTGCAAGGTCTCTGCATCAGAAGTCCCTCCGTTAAAACGGTATTTATTGGCTCCACCGCTGCTGACCACAGTGACCAAGTAGGTCACAGTCGGAATCTCAATTTCGGCTGGCTTAAGGGCGTCTCGGTTTCCCTCCCAGCCGCTTAAGGCTTGCCCAGTCAAGTTAAAAGTCTGGAACGTACCCTGAACTTCGTCATAGTGATCAAGAAACAACTCAGCGTTTGCATCGCCAATGTTGGCGTAAGACAAACTGAGCTTCATCTCACTCCGCTCACTGCCGTACAAAATCCGAGTTTCAGACCCGCTTTGCGACTTGAACGTTTTGACCGGATAGCTTCCGGGCTCGTAGGTGCGGCCAGAGGGCTTTAAGTTTGGAAAGGCCATCAGCTTTGATCAGTAATAACAGAGTTCTCACTTGCGATTAGTTTCGCAAGCTTGCTCGACCCATCATCATCGCAAGGGTGCTCTGAGGCAACAATGTCTACTGTTCCTTCTTGCGAAAAAGTCAACTGTTCTACAACATACACGTTTTGCGAGACAGTTTCATTTTTGACACTAAAAACGGTGTTGTAAAAAGTCGCGTCAGAAACAATGCCGTTATTAACTTGCATTATCGCTTCTTCAACGTCTTGCGAGTCTGTTTTAAAGAAGAATACTTCATACTGACCATCAGGCATGTCTTGCAAGCTTTCTACCACTCCAGTAGAGCTAACTGTTCCGTTGTTTGCGCTGAGGTAGGGGCTAGAGCTTGTAATTACTTTTATATAAGATCCAGCCTGCAAATTTAAACCATGCACGGTTGTTGAAAAACTAATTGTATGGGTTACTAAATCGCGAATCCCTAAAAAGTATTTTGCAACTTGAATTGCATGGCTCTCTGAAGTGCAAAACTGTGTTAGGTCAAATTGCTCTTGAGGTAATAAATCTATATCGTGTTTTTGAAACTGTCCTGGCAACTTGACTTGTATAACTTTTTCTTCAGGCAGTTTATTTTTAGTCTCTTGCCTGTAGCGCATCACTGCCTTAAACGGCCTGCGTTCTTCGCTTCTTAAATACTCTACCTTGTAACTGCCTTCTAAGATGTTGCCAGCAGTGAAAAGTTGATCTATTTTTACCGCTCCAACGTTAATTTGACCGCTTTTCTCCATAACAGGTATCGCAGGTTTAAGTGAAAACTTGCCATCCATAATTACAAAATTGCACAGGAAAAAAGGCGCTGTGTCCGTAATGTACTGACGAAGATTTGTTCTATTTCCTACTACTCCATTAAAAAATAATTTTTGAGCGTGCAGGAAAAGTGAAGTATCTTCAAAGTCTTGTTTATTTAGCAATGCGGGTTTTTCATCGTTTTCGTTCATTTTTAACAAAGCACCCGCTCCACCTGTTTGGTTGGTTAGTAGGTAAAATACTAAATCAGTGAACAAGTTGCTAGGGCCGGTTTCTTTGCCATTAGCCGCAAGGTTATCTAAATTGTAAACGGATTTATCAGGATGCAGCCTTTTGACGTGCAGCCCACTATTAAGCCAACAACGCATTTGATCTAGGCTCGTAAAATTACGACTTGCCTTTAACGACAAACCAGCAAGCGTTAAATTATTATATTTTGGTATTTCTGCATTAGGTACAATTTCATTGACATAAACAATGCTGTGCTCTGGTTCGGATTCGTTTGATTTTTGCACCAATCCCCTGTAAAAACTAAGGTCTGCATACTGACTTTGACTTTCAAATTTTGTTTCACCTGTAGGGATTTTTTCTGTTCTTGGTTCAACGTTTGCAATGACATATCTAAAACCAGCCTCTGAGAAAAAAGTTCTGTAAGGATTGTTAGATGTAATTGACACAGAATCATCAAACGTTTCGCCTTCGTCCCAGTCATCTGTAGTGCCCGAGTCTTTGACAACTTTTATTTCTTCGGGATGATTCCATCCCTTAGACTCGCCACTAAAATGATTTGTTTGCTGTTTAACTGTTGCAGTTATTTTTACTTTTAAACGTTTGCTGCCTTTTGAGTAGTTGCGAGTAATTGTTTTTGACTCCCCTACTTGTTTGTTGCTGGCATTACCAAAAATTTCGTAGTAATAGCTTTGCGTTCTGCCAATAGGAGCCCCTAATTCGTCAATATCTGTCACCCTGTGTCTTTGGCCAGAAAAAGTCATAGTGCCGCCAGGATTGTTAACCACAAACGGGTTGGAGCCATCAGTGGGGTAAGCACCGGATGCTCCTGATGTTGCACCTAAACCGCGTTTAAATTCGAGCGTATCTCCAACCCTGTAACCACTAGAGCTTCCTATTACATGGCATTCTTTAAAAGCCCATGTAAATTCAACACCATTGTTAACACGAGCAAAGTGAGTTGATGGAAGCCTTGTTTTTTCCACTATCCACTGAACAACTATCCATTTGTCAGCACTAAAAGTTTCTCGGGTGGGCAAAGTTAAAATGCCTCCCTCCGGCAAAGGTGAATCGTCGCAGCTGCCAAAAATTACATGGAAAAATGCGCCGTTTTTGCCTAAATGACCACTGTTATTACTTATATTTGCTTCTCGTTGGATAGCTTTTGCAATAGTTATACCTGACCGCGTATCAGGCAGCACAACGTTACGAAAAACCTCTTCGGGAAAATTAGTGCCGACTAAAATCTCTTCTGTTCGAGGCTCGCGAATAAATTCTTTATTTACTCTAATTTGCCCCATAGTCACTTTTGTACCAGCAACTCGAATACCAAACGTTCCAAGAGTGCCTACTCGGTCTGATAAGCCAAGCAACTTGCTGTCTTTGCCATCATTAGAAGCTGAAAGTCTAATTAGTTGCTTTTCGTCTGAAAAAGCTCTTAGCTCAGCCCCAGAAGTACCCACAAACTTGTATTCTAATTCTGTTGGCGGCAAATTTTGGGGATGAATAAAACGAATAAAATTGTATTTATTAACAGGCTTGCTGCCTGTAACCACAAAGTAATGGTCTATAGGTCGAAAAACAAAATGGTTCCCGTTTTTATCTAGCCCTGCTTTACGCACGAATACTCGGAATACAGAAGACCTTTTAATTGTTCCGGTGTACGTTCCAGAGCGCACTTGCACTTCTTCTTTGTCTAAATCTTTAAGTTTTGCTGAAGTTGGAACAGTATTGAAAGCACATAAACCGTTTAAACGCTGAAAAACTTTGCTTCGCAAGCCAATTTCAGTAGCTACAGCAGGTCTGTTATTCCTTACCAAACCTGTTGAAACTTGGGTTAGGGGGAAAAATGCAGTGCCGATACCAGCCTGGTCAGAAATAAAATCTCTTGTTTCTGTTTTTATTACACGACTTTCACTTACAAGCCCAATCGCCGGTCTTCGCGCTTCACTTGTGTCAATACATTCTAATGTAATTATTTGATTGTTTTTGTCAGGATCGTAACGTTGCCTGCTTCTATTAACTACTTTCCAAAGAGTGTTGCCAATAGCAAATCTTTCACCAATTTGCATTGCATCATCGGCTGCAAGTTGCTCTGCAATAACAGTTTGGTTTATGTCATCAACATTTTCTCCCCTTTGAACTTTGTTTACTTTGCGTTTGTATTTGTTTTCAGGTATTACCGAGTTATCAATTTTAAACTGAACTTTATCTTTTTCTTCCACGTTTACAACAGCTTTTAACGTGTCTTCAGGATAGTCGTTGTCAACAGTGGTTGAACCTTGATTGCTGTGCTTAATTAACTTAAATAAACCCATGCGTGGACTATATTGACGGCCTTCTCCCTTCATGTTTTGATCTCGAACGTCACGCAAAAGGTCTCTATCTTGTGCGTCTATATTTTCATTGTTATCTCCAGTTATTTTTATTCGGCGAAGTGTTGCATCAAAAGCTGAATTTCTTTCTGCTTTTCTATCGTCTTCATCGTCATGAATGTTTGACACAACTTCGTAATTTACTCTATAGCCATTGCCATTTGGTATCGCTCCATAAACGCCAAATTGTGTATTGTTTGCCGGTGAATACGCATGACAAAAATCTGTTGAGCTTTCGGAAATGCCGTTTGGGCATGTAAAAGCATCTTCGTCAGGCGCAGAAAATATAGAGGGGTCTCCCGAATCCAAAGCCCCGTTAGTTCCGTGGACTCTATTGTTAAACCTAATCCGAGTTTTACCTGGAGCAGTTGTATTTTGTTTCCAGTAAAAAGCAAAAAAGTCTTCGTGTATAGCGTCTAGCGCATTATTGCCGAGAAAAATTCCCTCAAGACTTGGTGGTTCAATCCCGTCAGGCTCAGTGCCATCAGCAACTCCTTGCTCGCCAACAACAAACATCAGCTTGGCAGACTGCTGCGTTCCATGGCTAAGCATGCGCGACCAAACCAGTTTTGGTGTAATAAGCATCCCACCAATCTTGTCTACGTCACCAGTAATTATGTTTTTGCGGTCATAGTAAAGACCAAAAATAATTGGAACGGGTGCGCCGTAATCTGCCAGCTCGTTAAGCGTGTCAAAACCCCGGCTTTGGGTAAAACGATTACCTGCGTTAACACTCCCAAGATCTAGTTGCGACCGCTTTGATGCCTCTGGCATCTTTGGCTTTGGTGTCAGCAGATAACTGACACCAGTCAGCACCAAGCTGATGGCAAGATTGACAAGGATTGCAGTACTTACTGGTTCGCCTGTATTTAAAATCTCAGGGATGTGTGCATATTCAGCAGGTCTTACTACTCCCTTGCGCCTAACCTCAGCAGCAAACTTGCGATACTCCTCCTCCGTTATTCCAATCGTCTTGATTAACTCTTTCTCGTACGGAAGCAGTGGTACGTCGTAAACAGACGGGCCGAAGACCATTGCACCTTTTTCAGTCTTCGATTGACGTACAAGATTCCCGTCTGCCATGTGACTGCAAATGCCCAGGATTGCTGCGGTAACAGCAGAATGTCACCATCATACTCAGGCTTTTCAACTCGCATACCCCAACGCATAATGTCGCGGCAGATCTCCCATTTGCTTGCCTCATACCAAGACTGCTTAAACGGTGGCGCTTCAACACCCATCCGCTCCAATGCTTGATAACACAAGTGGATGCAGTCGATATAGCCGTCACTACCGTCAGCGCCAAAGCGATACGGCATTCCAATTAGATCACTGCAGTCGGACACTGTTGCTAATGGGTAGGTTGCCAACCATGCGCTGCGTCAACGAACGCCTTGGTACGTCCGTTCCAACAGCATCCAAGACAGAACTTAGCTCTAGGTTAAGCGAGGTGTTATCCCACTGGCCTCCAGTGACTTGGCCGGTATAAGTATGGACAGTGGAGTGGTTTGCTGTAAGGCCAGAGTCAGGGTCAGAGTCTTCGATAATTAAGACATCTACCTCCATTATGTAGCTGTCTTGAATTGCTTTGACCGCCCAACTACGAGTTAGTTCATTATTTGGAAAAACAAGCGTGGCTTCAAGTCCATCACCTGTGCGGTTAACGGTAACGCCTGAAAAACCAAACGGCGCAAAAGTGTAACCATCGTTTTTGTAAGTCAGTTGCTTGTTAATAAAAAAGTTTTGATACCGAAATTCAACGGTATCTTTTGCTTTAATTCGTAAAACGTGGCCAAAAGCAAACTGCGTCACATTCCTAACCTCTTACGAGTGCTGCTGCTCATCTGCAACCGCTTAAGCGTTTGTTGTTCACCCTGTTTAGCACCCTGATCAGCGGCTTGCCTTATGCCTTGCTGGAACTGATCAGCCGTAACGTAGTCAACGCTGTTAATACGTTCCACTGAATACCGAACATCGATTGGAGCGGCAACTGCTACACCGCCACCTTCTCCTGACGTTCCAGAGCCTCCTGCTTCTGGGATGACAGAAGAACCGCGAGCGCCACGCGAGTAACGCGCCATGCTTTCACGCATTTTGCTTTCAGGAATGATGTATTCAGACTCACCGCCTTCACCTACAAGCGCATTAGTTGGACCTGAAACGTAGCCGCCTTCTGCATATATGCCAGTTTTGCTTCCAAAATCAAAACCACCTATATTCTCAAATGTCTGCCCTCCTACACCACCAGGCCCACCAAGTGCTTTTAAAATGGACTGATACAAAATCATTATCAACTGCTGAGCAATAATTTTTTTAGCCATTGCTATAAAGTCAGCAGCAATAGACTTCAACATGTCAGCAGCAGCGTCTGACGCAGATTTTGTGCCAGTAATAATATCTCCAAAAGCATTTGTGAAAGCGTTGCCAATAGAATTAGCAGCAGCTAACGCTTGCGTTTCTTTTGACAGAAGATTATCCATTTCTTTTTGCATTATTACTAATGGATTATTTTCGCGTGCTCTGCGTGCGTCTTCCTCAGCTTTTTTTCTATCTTTTCGCGCTTGTTCTTCTATTTCCGCTGCTTTTTCTAATTCTTTATTGTAAGCAATAGCAGCGTTGCGTTTTTCTTCAAGCTCAATCCTTGCTGCCATTTGAGCTGCAACATCTTCGTCTGAAAACTTCATTGCGTTTGCTGCAATGTCGCGTAAATCAATATTTAACTGTACTCTGCGCCTTTCTTCTTCATTCACAGCAGATGCAAAAGACGCCTGATCTTCTAACGCTTGTACTCTTTGACGCGACAATTCGGCTAATTTTTGCGCACTATCAAGATCCTCTTCCCCTCCTGGTTTAGGTAAATTGTTAGTCGGCACTATTGCATTTGCAGCAAACTTTTGCCCCGCCTCGTTGGTAGAAATTTCAAAAAGACGATTAAAAAGACCTGAACGTTGACTGCTTAGAGTTCTTAATTCCTTATTGACTTGCCTTCTTTGCACTGCGCCTGCATGGCCCCTTAGGCCCTCAAGCTCAGCTTGCTTTACTTTCAAAACCTTTTCACGCGCATCAAGCTCTTTAATTGCAGCTTCAGTTGCCACTCTTCCTGATTGTTTGACAGACTCGTTGTAATCTTCCTGAGCTTGTTGTGCTTCTGCTATTTTCCCTATAAGAAGATCAACAGCAATAAGAGCAAAGCCAAATGGCAACGCAGCTTTTAGCCCAATCATCGCCGCTTTTAGTTTTAAAGTTGCTAATCGAACTAAAACCATTTTTCCATTAACAACTGTCAGAAGCCTTGGCAATTTTGCCAAGAAAGTAAGCAACATCACCTTCCGCAAGGTTACTGCTGCAGCAGTTAAAGCAACTGTTTTTGCCGTAAATTTAACAACCTCTGGAGGGATTTTAGTGAAAAGCTGAACAGCTTGCGCAAGAAATGTATTTAAAGGTTTGAGCACATCCTGTATGGCTGGGCCTAAACCTTCATCTAAAGTTCGAGTTAAATTTCCTGCGTTATTTACTAACGCTTTCAACTGACCGCTTACGGTCCCGCCCATTGTGTCAGCGGCTTTTTTTGCTACTCCAAACGCATTTTTTTGGTTTTCTAAAGAGGTATTAAATTTTTCAAGGTCGTCGTTAATTAACGGCATCAACGCCGTCAGTGCCTCAACGCTACCAAACAGTTTTGATAACTCAACTTCGCTTCCCCCTGTTTTTTTAATTAGATCTTCGAGAAAACCTCCAAATCCTTTAGTGCGAATTGCGGCTGTACTAAACTCAATTCCTAACTCTTCTGCACGGTCAGACGCTTCTTTTGAAGGTTTAATAACACTGGCAATTACTTGACGAATCCCTGCAAAAGTTGACTCAACCGGAACACCTGTAGCCGTCACAGCAGAGATTGCCGCGTTTAATTCCTCAATGCCTACACCTGCTGCTGCTGCTGTAGGCGCGACACGGCCTATCTGGCTTGCATACTGTGCAACAATAATTTTACCGTCATTTTGCGTTTGTATAAAACCGTCTACAAGTTTTTGCGCTTTGCTTGATTCAAGCCCATATGCGTTTAGAACAGAAGTTGTTGCATTTGCAACAGTGTTTAAATCAGACAGCCCGCCAACAGCGCCTAGCGAAGATGCACGAAGAACATCTGTTGCTTGTGATGCTGAATTAAATCCAGCCGAAGCAACATCGTAGGACGCAGCAAGCAGCTCAGTCTGACTGATAATTCCTTTTTGCTCTGCTGACAGACCTAAAAGCTGTTTCTTTAACTTTTCAGCATTGACACCCAGAGTGCTGACAGCCGCTGCCGCATTATCTGCTTCAACAAATCCTTTAAAAATCCGCCTTCCAATATCAAGTGCTCCAAGAGCTAAACCAAGCTGCCCAACTATTGAATTGATCCGCCGGAGAGACTGCTCAGCCTGCCTCGCGTCAACCCTTAGCTTGATATTGGACTCAGCCATAGAAGCTCTGCGTTAAACACATGTTACCGCCGACGCTGCTTTGCGCGATCTCTTGCCCTTTCTTCCTGCTCGTTTTTTAAACTGTAATAAGCCGCAAAGTGAACAAGCTCCGCATCGGTCAACTCTGTGCGAAGCCTGCTTATCGTCATTCCAAGTTCGCAGGCCAGAAAAAACTCAAAATAAAGCCAACTGTCCTGCTTTAATCGTTTTTTGCTTCTTCGATGTCAGCGTCTTCACCAACGCCAAACAAAAACAGCTCAAGTTCGTTTAGGACAGTTTCGGGCAACTGACGCTGGAGCTTAGGCGCATCAGCAGAGGCAAATGCTTTAGTTCCATCTTCTAGCTCTGCCATTTGACACAGCATTTGGGTGCTGATGTCTAAAGCCTCTTCTGTCCCAGCCATGCTCTGCGCTTTTTTTCTGTCTGCGCGTGTAATTGGCTTGAAATACAAATCGACGACAACTTCGCCGTCTGCATTTTTTAACTCGAATTTCCGGCGCTGGTTAAGGTCAAAAGCCTCAACCAGCAAATCAACAGTGCGACCGTTAGCAGGCATTCAATAGTTTGAACGTATTACTCAAACTATAGCCCTATTACTGCAAGTTAGAAGTGATAGTGCCGGAGGTTTGGAAACTGCACGAAACAATCACTAGCTCACCGACAGTTGAAGTAATCTCCATGTCAGTAATGATGCCTCCAAAAGCAACACTGTCAGTTCCGGTTGACGTGCCAGTGGTAAACAACTCAAAGCTGGCATCAGTCGCGTCGTTGACTTTGACGACATCTTCAATAAATCCAGCCTGACCAGTCGCGTCAGGGTCATAGATCAATTCAACTGTGCCAGTGCCAGAAATTAAACCACCAATGAAATTTCGGAAAGTGTCGCCGTGATCAGTGGTTTCGTACGTTTCCTTGGTGATTGTCAGGCTCCAGCTGCGAGTACCGACAACCGTTGCAAGGCTGCCCGACCCAGTCTCAAACTGGACTGCGCCTTGTTCTCCGCGAAGGGTTGCCATGGTCAGAGTTCCTCAATGAATTCAAAGGTCACACGGACCTGAGTTTGCAGAAAGCCCTCAGGAGAAGCCGAAGCTATAACCTCTGGACCAGTTG